CAAAGTCCTGATTCTGTGTGTTCAGTCCTTGCTTTTGACATTCTATAATTAGTGCTTTCATAACTTTTTCTGATATTTCTTCAGACTTTCTCATTCTTGGAAAATCAATTACTTTATCCATCTCGTCTCCTGTGAAATGTCCATCCTCTTTTTCGAAGATAATTAACTTGTGATGTTATGGAACCTGTAGACCTTGCTAGTTTCGAAGAGAGTTCTGTTAAGGGCATTGTGTTATACAAGTCCTTTAGTCGTTGTTTCTCTTTAGTAGTCCAAGTTCCTTTTCTAAATAACATATCCATATTATATCAAAAAATTAAGCAAGTGTCAAGAACTATTTTTAGCAACCATAAAATATTACTTGACTTATGGTTATAAATTAGATATAATATATGTAGGAGAAAAAATATGGAAACAATAGATTTAGCGTATTTAATAGTGTTAGCAGCAAGTATACATCTTAGCTACCTATATGGTAAGAGAGTAGGAATTGAGAACACAATAGACTACTTAGAAGAAGAAAAGATAATCGAATTTGACGAGTAAGTGCAAAGACGAAGCTAATAAAAAATAATTCTTGACTTCTGGTTTCACTTTTGGTATAATATGTATGAAGTAGGCAGAATAGGTCTGCTTACGTTTTAGGGTCGATACCGAAAGGGTCGGCATAGTATTAACGAAAGTGATATTAGGAGAATTAAAAATGACGATTGATATTAGTAAATTTTGGCTTGGCATGAACAATGAGTGGTTGTTACACAACACTGATACATCATATCCAAGATATAACATAGTCGAAAACGCTGAGAGTGGCAACTATCGAATAGAGGTAGCGATTCCCGGCTGGAGCAAGAAAGAACTTGAGTTAGTTCAAGAAGAAAACGAACTACTCATCAAGGGGAAAAAAGAAAGAAAACTTGGTGCAACTGAAAGATTTGTTCATCAAGGACTCAGTCTTAAATCTTTCGAGAGAAAGTTTATTTTAAATGCGGATTTAAAAGTAGACAGTGTCGAACTAACGGACGGCTTACTAACAATCGCTTTGTCTAGGACTCCGAACTCATCGAGGAAAGTATTAGATATTAATTAATACTCTCTAACAGGAGACAAAAAATGAGATTAGTTCTCAAATTAAGACAAAGCATAATGAAAGGTGATAAAGTAGCATTTAGTAGAATGGCAGAAAGTGCCACTCTTATTGGAATAATGTTAGCATGTGTATATGCAATGATACCTATCATCTAAGTATGCTATCAAGCTAAAGGAGTTATTATGGTAATAGTAAGTTCAGAAGCTTTGGATGTAATAAAAATGCGTATCGCCTCACACAAAGTGTGGGGCGTTCGTATCTTAACGAAAGCTGCTGGTTGTAATGGCTGGAAGTGGGACTTAGACTATGAAGACAATCCGAGCTTTACAGGGGATTCAATTTACTATAATTGTATAGCAGTTGACCCACAGACTCTATCAATGGTCGAAAAAATAGAAATAGATATGGAAACTGAAGGATTGCAAGAACAATTTGTATTCAGCACACCATTATCAACAGCTCAATGCGGGTGTGGAGAGAGTTTTGCTCTTTAAATGCCTTCTAAACAAGAGGAAACATATGAAAATATCAGTAGAGGGTTTATCCCTAATCAAAAAATTCGAAGGCTTAGAACTTAATGCCTACCAATGTGCGGCAGGTGTCTGGACAATTGGCTACGGTCATACCAAAGGTGTAAAACCAGGCGACCAAATAACTAAAGCAGTCGCGGACTCGCTACTAGTAGAAGAACTAGAGGAGTACGAAAAAGCAGTGAATGATGCTGTCACAATCTCAATAGACCAGTGCATGTTTGATGCACTCGTATCATGGACATACAATCTCGGTCCAAGCAATTTAAATTCAAGTACAATGCTCAAAGTTCTCAACTCAGGAGACTACGAAGGCGTGCCTGCACAAATCAAAAGATGGAACAAGGCAGGCGGCAAAGTATTAGAAGGACTTATTCGCAGACGTGAAGCAGAAGCCCTGTTATTTGAAGGAAAGAAATGGGATGAAGTTTGAACCTATAAAACAAAAACTTATAGCCTTTTGGAATTGGTTAAAAAGTTTATTCATTACTTACTACGTTTTAAAGGTAAGTTATAATGCTACTTGGGGAGATTCAGATGACCAAGAGTTTATAGTAAAAAAGTTCATTAAAAAACAAGAGAAGTTCTTATCCTTTATTACAAGAGAAGGCGAGTTAGTAGAAATACGAGGTGCAGAAGGACTTAATTATAGGATAACACAACTATGAACCAACTTTATATAGGAATTATTATAGTATTAGGGTTAGGAAGTTATTATTTATACCAACAAAACCAAGTACTTACAGCGAATAATATGGCACTTGAAAGTGCAGTTGCTACACAAGAAGAAGCAATTAAAACAATGCAGAACGATTTTGCATTACAGACTCAGCAACTTGGAGACTTACAGAAAAAGTCACAAGAAGCTCAGTTGGAAATGAATAGATATTTAGACATTTTCAAAAGACATAATTTAACAAAATTAGCAGCAGCAAAGCCTGGACTGTTAGAACCAAGAATAAATAAAGGAACAAAAGATGTATTTGATTCAATCGAAGAAATTAGTCGCACCATTGATAGCCTTGATGATGGCGTCGAGTTGCAGTCTAATCCCAACTAAACAGATAGAAGTAACAGCAAAGCCAATGGACAGGATTATTACCCAACCTGTTCTACCAAGAGAAATAGACTTGAAAGAGCCTATGTGGTATGTTGTTAGTGATAAAAACATTGATGAGTTTCACGAAAGATTAACAAAAGAACATGGGCAAGTAGTATTTGTAGCAATGTCAATACCAGATTATGAGTTGATGTCCTACAATATGCAAGAATTAAAAAGATATATTACAGAACTAAAAGAAGTAGTAGTATATTATGAAAAAGTAACAGACCCCGAAGCACTAAAAAGTGTGGAATAAATTAATACAATTTTTTAAAGACTGGCATTACTTTAGAGTAATGAATAAAGGTGCTAAGTTTTTTGACAGAAATCCAGCAGTTCAAGGACGATTCGAAGAAATAGAGGATTGGCTTGAATATTTGGAAGATAGAGTAGCAGAGTTAGAAAATGGAAAAGAATGATTTTTTATGGATGCTCAAACCTATTAGTGATAGAAGTTGGTTAATTAGAGAAGCAAGTGTTCTCGCAGATGCTAAAAGAGCAGGGGTAAATAATGTTCGCAGAACTAAAAAAGTTATTAAAAAATGAAGTAGTAGATATAACATTTGTATCGCTAGTATCAAACAAAGAATATACGATTCCTTGTACATTGAAGGAGTCATTAACAAATTCAAGAGTAAATCAATCGAACTCTGACAGTATCGTTTGTTTTAGACTTGACCAAGATAGATGGGAAGATATAAACATGAACTCCATCGTATCTTATAAAGGCTCAGATTATTGAGCGAGGTTTCTTAGGAAACGGAGATAACTATGATAATGGAAATAGTCAGCACAGTTACTTTAATAGTAACAATTGCTAGTTTAATTGCGGCGTCAACACCAACACCAAAGGATGATGCTATGATTGGCAAGCTATATAAGTTTGTAGATTTATTAGCCTTAAACATTGGAAAAGCAAAGGAAAAGCAAGGTGGCTGAGGAAGTCAATAATACTTACCACCCAGCCGATACTAACGGTGACGGAGTAGTAACAGAAGAAGAACGTGCAATGTACTTAGAGTTCAAAAGAAAAGAACTTGAAGACGTAGATGCGATGCGAGATGCTCAAAGAAATATGACTTGGTTTGCCTTAGGCGGACTATTGTTGTACCCCTTTGCAGTAGTTATTGCATCTTTAGTAGGACTTGATGAAGCTCAAAAAACTTTGGGTTCAATGGCTCCTACGTACTTTGTAGCAGTTGCTGGTATTGTTGCTGCCTTCTTTGGTGCTCAAGCATTGGGCAAAAAATAAAAGAAAACCTAAGTAAAAAATAGTTCTTGACATTTGTTCATAAATTTAGTATAATATACATATGAAAAATACAGAACACCAAGAACATAAAAAAGTAAATATGTGGAACTCAGAAACGAAAACTTTTGATGACTACCATTATGGAGAGTGCAAACACTGTGGAACTGAACTTCGTAACAATAACGGAGAATGTCCCAAGTATAAGTGCTGGATATGAATTTATTTTACTTAGATGAAGATTTAGATAAAGCAGCCCAGTATCATGTTGACAAACATATTGTCAAGATGCCGCTTGAGGCTGCTCAAATCTTATGCACTACTATATGGATAGATGAATTATTAGGGTTCGTTCCTCGAGCTCTTAACGCAGAAGAACGTGAAGTGATGAATAAAGCAAAAGCTGAAATCAAACACTTACCTCTTGAGGAACGTCCCTACCCCTACCTGCCAATGATGTACAATCATCCTTGCACAATCTGGGCAAGAGAGTCATTGGATAACCATGAGTGGGTTCATTGCTATGCTAATGCATTGAACGATGAATACCACTACCGTTATGGAAAATTACACAAATCAGTAGAACAAGTAGTAAATAAACTACCTGACCCAAAGAATTTACCTCGTGTAGGATTTACAACATTTGGACTGGCAATGCCAGATGAACTAAAAGATTATGATAATCCGATACAAAGCTATCGTGATTATTACCATTTAGACAAAGCAACATTTGCAGCATGGTCTCATCGTGAAAAACCTGATTGGTGGAATGAGGACTATGCTGACTACGAGAAAAGGATTACAGCAAAATGATAGAGATTTATGGAAAAGATAACTGCCCATACTGTGATATGGCAAAAGGTCTGGCAGAAAGAAAAGGATATGAAGTAGTATATAAACAATTAGATATAGACTACGGCTTCTCAGAAATGAGAGAAAAATTTCCTGGTGCAAGAACATTTCCTCAGATAATAAAAGATGGGGAATACATTGGCGGATATAGCGCCTTGGAGCAGTTAATCGGTGGATTATAAATTTAAAGAAGATGTAGTACTGAAAAAAATAAAGAAGTATGTAGATAAAACATATGAACAACACTATGGAAAGAGTAAGTTTCAGACTACTGAATTTGTATTTGATGCAGGACATGGAGAAGGTTTCTGTATCGGTAATATAATCAAATACGCACAGCGTTATGGTAAAAAAGGTGGAAAAAATGAAATGGATTTATATAAAGTTATTCATTATACCATCTTTTTGTTAGGAGAATTAGAAAAAGAAAGTGAATGAACTATTAGTAATTTTTATATGG